CTGTGTGCCTGGTAAGTTTGCCAATAATATGGTTCCAGCAATTGCCGGATCTACTGAAGTAGATTTAGATTCTGATGATAAGAAAAAATACAATACAAAACAGCCTTTACCTGTAGCTGAAATCAATAAAAGAATCAACGTTAAAAATCAAACAATTGATCCAGATAAGATTAAAAAAGTAGTTCATCCTATTGCCGATAGATTTTTAGAACAAGGTTTAATAGAAGACGATACTCGCGGTGTTGTTACTAGTTCTGCTAGAAGAGAAGCTCCTAGCGCAGTTTACGGCATCAGCACCCCAGGCCCGTTGGATAAAAGACCGGGAGCTAAAAGAGCCTTAATAGGTAAACAAGAAGACCTTACAAGATCTACAGTTCCAGTAAGTAGGCTAGGTGGCACACAATTTGTCATGGATGACGGTGACGAACGTTATGTTAGATCTACTCCTGCCGGAGAAGGCCCTGTAAAATATGTTGACCTAGCCAACGGGGTTGATGCGGTCACTGGAGATAAGACCAATGACAAAGGCGATCCAACAATTCCATACGGAGAATGCCTGCGCTTAAGAACTAGAACAGGCCATCAAATACTGCTACACAATTCAGAAGATTTAATTTATATTGGCAACTCTAAAGGAACTACCTGGATAGAATTAACCAGTAATGGAAAAATAGATATATTTGCCAAAGACAGTGTTAGTATTCACACTGAAAACGATTTAAACATCAGAGCTGATAGAGACATTAATTTTGAAGCCGGCCGCAACATTAACATGAAAGCTATTGGCGGTAGAACCAGAATGGAAATGGCACAAAACTGGGAAGTTCTAGCAGGACAAGATGGCAAAATTTCCATAGGCGGTGTCTATGAGCATGTGGCAGTGGGAGACACTAAAATCACAGTGGGTGCTAATTTTGACCTTCGAGTTAACGGTGCAAATAAATTTACTGCCGGCGGAACCACAGATATTAAGAGTGGTGGAAACATAACACAAAGTGGTGCTAGAATTGACCTAAACAGCTTTCCAGCAGTTACCGCTGCTGCGGCTTCGCCGATTGAGCCTATACCGACTCATGACAATATTGCAACCAGCGTTGAAGCTGGATGGGATAAAAAATATATTACCACTAACATCAGCAGCATTATGAAACGTGTGCCTATGCACGAACCTTGGCCGCTACATGAAAATCAAGCACCAGGACAATTAAAACCGTCTAACACAGACAGGGAAGTCTAATTATGGCAAATAAACTTTACAATCAAAAAACTGTAGCAACAAACACTGCATCTGCAGGCACACTGGGCAATACCAGCTTTGCTTATAAAGGATTTAATTCTTTAGAAAGTAAAAAAAATTACAAATTATTTGATGTTGACCTTGTTAAACAAGATCTAATTAATCATTTTTATATTCGCAAAGGTGAAAAGTTAGAAAACCCAGAGTTTGGCACAGTGATCTGGGACATACTGTTTGAACCGTTCACTGAGGAAGTTAAAAATATAATCACCAAAGACGTAGAAACAATTATAAACTATGATCCTAGAATTGCAGTTAACGAAATACAGATAGACAGCACTGATCAGGGTATACGAATACAAGCAGACATCACATACATTCCTTTTAATATCAATGAAAAAATGACGTTTAACTTTGATAAAAACAATGCTATTATTAACTGACCAGTTTATTTTGTTTGGTAAATATTAGATAGGACTGAAAAATGACAACGACAAGCAGACAAAATAATTTAATTTTAAACCAAGATTGGACTAGAATCTATCAGACATTTAAAAATGCCGACTTCAAGTCTTACGATTTTGAAAATCTACGCCGCGTTATTATTACATATCTGCGAGAAAATTATCCAGAAGATTTTAATGATTACATTGAGAGCAGCGAATATATGGCTCTCATCGATGCAATTGCATTTTTAGGTCAAAGTCTTGCTTTCCGTATTGATTTAGCGTCCAGAGAAAATTTCATCGAGTTAGCCGAAACCAAAGAAAGTGTTATTCGTCTAGCAAAGATGTTGAGCTATAATCCTAAACGCAACGTAGCATCTCAAGGTCTTTTAAAATTTACCACAGTTACTACCACAGAAGAAGTTTTTGACAGCAACGGAAAAAACTTAGGCCAACAAATTATTTCATGGAACGATCCAACTAACACAAATTGGTTGGAACAATTTATTCTTGTATTAAATTCTGCAATGGCAGATAATACAGAATTTGGCCGTAGCCAAGGATCTGATGTAATACAAGGAATCCAAACAGAGCAATATAGATTTAGAACTATTTCATCGGATGTGCCTATCTATTCTTTTAGCAAGACAGTAGCAGCTAGAGGTATGGCTTTTGAAATAGTATCAACAGCATTTAAGGGAGCCGAAGCTCCTTACGAAGAACCGCCAGTGCCAGGAAATCAAATTGGATTCATTTATAGAAATGACGGTTCAGGCCCAGGTAGTGCTAATACTGGTTTCTACATGATGTTTAAGCAGGGTAGTTTAGAACTTGCAGACTTTTCTATAGCTGTGCCAACCACCAATGAAACAGTGGCAGTAGATGCTACTGGAATCAACAACAACGATGTTTGGCTGTTTAATTTAAGTGCATCGGGTATTCAATTAGATCAGTGGACACAGGTAGCTAACCTAGTTGGAAACAACATTGTTTACAACAGTGTTTCACAAAATATAAGAAACATATACTCTGTTGTTACCAAAGACAAAGATAGAGTTGAATTAGTTTTTGCTGACGGAATCTACGGTAATCTTCCACAAGGAAGTTTTAGAGTATATTACAGAACAAGCAACGGCCTATCTTATACAATATCTCCTAACGAAATGAGAGGAATTAATATTACTATTCCTTACATCAACAAACGTGGAGAAGAACATAATATTACAATTGGTCTAGCATTGCAATATACCGTGGCAACATCGTCGCCATCAGAAGGCATTGACACAATTAGAACAAATGCACCGGCTAGTTTTTATACACAAAACAGAATGATTACTGGAGAAGATTATAATCTTGCTCCGTTAACTAGTAGTCAAAATATTTTAAAAGTAAAATCTGTTAATCGAACAAGCTCTGGTATTTCGAGAAATTTTGATATTATAGATGCCACAGGCAGATATAGCTCTGTTAATGTATATGCAAACGACGGTTACATCTACAAAGAAGAAACAGAAAAGATTTTAACTTTTAAGTATACCAACAGAATTGATGCAGTTAATTTTATTAGAAGATCATTAGAACCTCAGTTTTCTAATGATGATACATTTAACTTTTATCTTACAAAATTTGATAAAATTTTGTTTACGTCAGGCGAAACTATCGAGTGGAAAACTATCACATCCGATGTAAGTCAATCTACTGGATATTTTAAAAACGGAACATTTTTATCTAAAGTTGGCACATATGCTACCAACAGTTTAAAATATGTAACTGCTGGATCCTTGATTAAGTTTGTTCCTCCTTCAGGATTTGCATTTAAGAAAAACAAAATTGTAGTTGCTGATTCTAATGATCCTGACCAATTAAATTATATTTGGGCCAAGGTAATCAAAGTTGTAGGAGATGGAACTAATGCTGGCAGAGGAACACTTCCTTCTGGCCTAGGTCCTATTACACTAAGCGAAAATATTCCAATGGATGTTTCTGCAGATAGATATGCCATTGCTACTAGGGTAGTTCCAAAGTTTGTAAATGACCTATCAACCGCCATTGAAACAGAAATGGTAAATCAAATATCTCAAGATTTAAATTTTGGTTTAAGATATAATGTAGCAGAACAAACATGGAAAATCATTACAGCTACTAACTTAGATTTATTAAGTGATTTTAACTTAGGTAAATCTGGTGATGCAACAAATGCTTCCCTTGATAGTTCGTGGATTATTGCATTTGTAAAAGAAGCAGACAGATACAATATCAGAATTAGAGGATTAAATTACATATTTGGCAGCATCCAACAAAATAGATTTTATTTTGATGCCAACGAAAAAAATTACAATGATAGTCTTGGAAAAGTTGTTAAGGATACTGTGAGTATTTTAGGAATCAATACTTCTAAAAATAGGATCACTCCTTTAGTATCAGATATCGATTTTGAAATAGCAGATACTATTAAATTTGACGACGGGTATGAAAGTATTCAAGAAATCAAATTAGCATTTAAAGACACTGACAACGACAGCGCCATTGACAATCCGGATGCATTTGAAGATGTAGTAGGAGAAGACAGTCAGTTAAGTTATATTTTCTTTCAAGAAATTGTTGACGACAACGGATATGTTGTTAGAACATTAATTGATAATTCAAACGATACTATATTAATATATCAAAAAGAATCTTTAATTAACGTCAATAACTTTGAAAATGGACAACTAATTTATTTTTATGATGTTAACGAAAATCGTGTTAAGCGTGTTAATAAAACTAATAATACACTAGACTTAGAAAATTCTTATAAAGGAGTTATTGGTAGATCTAATCTTAAATTCCAATATATTCACAACGCTAGTATTAATAGAAGAATTGATCCTAGCGCCAGCAACATAATTGATGTTTATTTGTTGACAAGAAGCTACAACACTGAATTTAGAAATTATCTAGCAGGCGCTGCTAATAAGCCAGAGCCACCTAACAGCGACAGTTTAAGAATAAGTTTTGGATTACAGTTAGATACTATTAAATCTATCAGTGATGAAATTATATATCATCCTGTTGAATATAAGATTTTGTTTGGATCTAAAGCAGATGAAAAACTTCAAGCATCATTTAAAGTGGTTAAAAATCCTGCTAAAAATATAAATGATAATGATCTTAAAGTTCGAATAATTAATGCCATCAATGAATTTTTTGATGTAAACAATTGGGACTTTGGAGATAAGTTTTATCTCAGCGAAATGATCACATATGTTATAAACAGTGTTTCGCCCGATGTAAGTAACATGGTAATATTACCAAGACAACCTAGTCAGGAGTTTGGTAGCCTGTTTGAGATTCAAAGTAAGAGTAGCGAAATATTTGTCAGCGGAGCAACCGTTGATGATATTGAAATTGTATCGGCAATTACAGCATCAGAGGTAAGAGCCAGTGTTAACAGTATTGTAAGTTCAACATAATATGACAGATAAAAAATTTCCAAAAAGCGGACTTCCTGTTAGGAAAACTGTAGACCTATTACCGTCAGTTTTTAGAACACCTACTAATGATAAATTTTTATCAGGTGTCGTTGACCCGTTGGTCCAGCCGGGCGTATTAGAAAAAACTGTAGGATATATTGGTCGTCGATATGGAAAAACGTTTAATGGAAAAGATGTTTACCTTGACACAGACGATACTCTACGCAGTAGATATCAATTAGAACCCGGCGTAGTTTATAGTAAAGATCAAAAAATATTAAATTATTATGATTATCTTGATTTTAAAAATCAAATAAAGTTTTTTGGTAATACCGAAGATCGCGATGATCTGCTTACTAGCCAAGAACATTACACTTGGAATCCCCCAATCGACTGGGATAAGTTTGTAAACTACAGAGAATATTTTTGGGCACCAGAAGGCCCGCCGTCTGTTCAAGTATACGGCCAAGCGGCTTCAGTCGTTAGCACCTATAAAGTTAAAAGTTCGTTAGACAGTTTTATATTCACTCCGGACGGTTACACCAACAATCCTCCGTTAACTTTATATAGAGGACAAACTTATAAATTTGTTGTTAATCTTCCCAACGATGGATTTGTAATTAGATCAAGTTATGATACTGGATCTTTAACATACGATCCTAATAGAACTTATTTTGCTGGAGCTGTGGTTGTTTATGATAACAAATTATGGAAGGCAAAAGTTGAAGTATTGGCCAACGATGGCAGCAGCATTGACATAGACAGCCAGGATTGGGAATTTGTTGAAATAGTTTCTAGTCAGGCAACTTCTTTAGATTACAACCAAGGAGTGACAAATAATAAGATTGAAAATGGAACTGTAACGTTTACAGTCCCTTATGATTCTCCTGATATCTTATACTACCAGAGTGTTATCAATCCTGATAAGTTTGGAAGATTTGTTATCGCTAATATTGAATCTAATACCAAAATTGACATTGATAAAGAAATTTTAGGAAAAACAAAATATCAAAGTAGCAACGGAATAGAATTTACCAACGGGTTAGTTGTAGAATTCATGGGTAATGTTACTCCAGCGCAATATGCTTCTGATTCTTGGTTAATTGAAGGTGTTGGTAACAAAATCACACTAACAAAGTTTTCTAATTTAGTTGTTCCTGTATTGTCAACTGATCTTCCAGAAGTTTTGTTTGACAATGAAGGATTTGACACTCAGCCATTCGACGATGCTAGTGCTTACCCAGGAACTAAAGATTATATTACTATTTCAAAGGATAGTAAAGATATTAACCCTTGGTCAAGATATAATCGATGGTTCCACAGAAGCGTGTTAGAATTTGCTTACAAATTTAGAGGTCAAGATTTTGATGCTCCGGAGGCATCAAGAGCCAAGCGACCAATTATTGAATTTTTACCTAACATAAAACTATTCAATCACGGATACATTTCTAAGACCACAGTTGATTATATTGATAATTTCACAGATGATATTTTCAGTAAAATTGAAGGCAGCTCAGGTTATAATATTGACGGAGAGTTTGTTTTTGAAGGCGCTCGAATTTTAGTAACAGCAGATACTGACAATCTAGCTAATAATAAAATTTATAAAGTAACATTTATAACTCATAACAACCGTAAACAAATCAGTCTTAAAGAAGAAACTGATTCACAGTCTAATATCGGTGAGTGTGTATTGATTCGTCGAGGCAACAATAATTCTGGCGTAATGTATCATTATAACGGAACTAACTGGATTAAAAGCCAAGAAAAAACCGCAGTAAATCAACCTCCGCTATTTGATGCATTTGACGAAAACGGCATTAGTTTTGCCGATCCGGAAACTTACCCAGTTAGTTCTTTTATCGGAACTAAATTGCTTTCATACAAAGTAGGAAATACAGCAGTTGTTGACAAAGAATTAGGATTCGTATTAAGTCATCAAAAAATTGACAACGTTGGTGACATTTTGTTTAACTGGAACTGGGACACTGATACATTTTATTATACTATTGATCGAGTAAGATATAACAAAAAAGTTTCTACAGGGTTTTATGAATTTTCTCAAGATTCTAATTATGAAAATGCCTGGACAAAATTAACCGATACATTTGTTCAACCAATTGTTGACAGTCAGATTGTTACTCAAGCAACAAACACATTAAGTTTTAAAACAATAGTTTGGAAGGATTTAATTTCAGAACCAGTAATTCGTTTCTATCTAAACGGAACTGCCTTTGCTGGAACATATACAAGACAGGGCGATATTTTTACATTTAGTTCGACATTCAACGAAAAAGATGTAGTTTCAATAAAAGTGATTGCTGATCTTGAACCAGATCAAGGATATTATGAAATTCCTGTTGGATTAGAAAAGAATCCTCTTAACAACGATTTAACTGAATTTACTTTAGGTCAAGCCATTGATCATGTAATCACCTCAGTGGAATTTAATAATGAGTTCTCTGGAACAGTTCCAGGAACTTCTAATCTAAGAGATTTATTTGATCATAGAACTTACGGTAAACGATTTTTAAAACATGCTGGCCTGGCTCCGGTATCAATTAGTTTACTATGTGACAAAACTAACAACATTATAAAAGCATTACAGTATTCTAATAAATCTTATACTACATTTAAAAATAATTTTTTACAAAGAGCCACTGAAATAGATTATAATAATAATGTTGCAAACTTTGTTGACGACATAGTATCGGATCTTGGTAGAGTTAAAAGTATAACAAGTCCGTTCGCTGATTCGGACATGATCGGTAGCGGTGCTTATAATTTAATCAGATATGTAGTTCAAGACGAAGGAATCAAAACTTTTAGTCTATCAGAAAAGTTTAATCTAGTTGATCTAAGCAGACGTGCAGTTTATGT